GCTGATTATAACATTTCTCCTGCTGTCAAAGATGTGATAGAAGGAATAAGAAAAGTAAAATCAATGCCACTGTACATAACAAAGAGAAGCGCAAACGTGATTAAAGAAATAAAGAGTTATAAGTGGAAAACAGATAAAGATGGTAAGGTGTTAGATGAGCCGGTAAAATTCAACGATCACGCTATGGATGCTATTAGATATGCAGTATTTACAAAATTAACAGGGCCTGAAATACCCTGGGATGCTTTTTAATATATGGCCTTTTACGACGGACTATTAAATGCAGTTAGGAATATAGGCAACAAGGCAAAAGGCTTAGCGAGTTCTTTGAAATTCTTGCGTATAGGCACAATGGAGGTCTATACAGAGATCAACACACAAAAAGCAATTGATAAAGGCTTTAATAGTAATACGGCTGTTTATTCAATTGTAATGCGAGATGCTGAGAAGTTTGCCGCTATTCCACGTTATGTATACGATGCAAAGGAAATGGAGGAAAAGGCTGCTGATGTGAAGCTTAAGGGTGTGAAGGCGCAATTAGAAAAACTACTCAACAGGCCAAATGAATACCAGTCGCAAGATTCATTCTTGATGAACCTAAGAGCTTATTTCAAAGTAACAGGTGAAGCGTTTATATGGTTGAATAGAGGTGATACAGGCGGGATGGAAGATGAAGCGGTTGAAAAGATGCCGGTGTTGGAGATGTATGTATTGCCTTCTCAGTATATAACTATCGTTCCTGATCCTGAAAATCTATGGGGTGTAAAAGAATATATTCTCGAGATAGGCGAAAGAGTGCGAATTAGGAAATCAGATGTTATTCATTGGAAGAACCCAGGACTAAAGTTTGATGCTGTTACACGTCCTCATTCAAGAGGGTTTTCGGCATTAACAGCGGGGTATAAAACACTTGAACAACACAATTCAGCTACTGATGCCTCAGTAAGAATGTATCAGAATGACGGAGCTAAAGGTGCATTATACAATGAAACACTTGACAAGCTAAAGCCTGAACAAAAATCACAAATAAGAAGTGTTGTTGATGCCAAGATTAACAATAACGATGTAAAAGGGGCGGTTGCAACTCTTCCAGGCAAATGGGGATTCCTTGATTTTGGTGGAACGTCTGTTGACCTGCAATTATTGGAAGGTAAAGAGTTATCATGGAAGGAACTATGTTTTCTGTTAGAAACTCCTTATGAATTATTTGATTCAAAAACCACATACGCTAATAAGCAAGAAGCTAAGAAGGGGTGGATTTTAGATACGATCATTCCTGCATCAAAACAATTAGACGGCGAATTAAATAGAGTGCTATTAAAAGCATTTGGGCTTGAAGGAATAGCCTTTATCGGATGCGATCATAGTGAGTTGCCAGAATTACAGCAAGACCTTCAAAAGATGGTAACAGCACTCAAAGAAGCATGGTGGTTAAGTCCTAATCAGAAACTAAAGATGATGAATGAAGAGGCTAATAAAGACCCGTTGTTTGATGAGCCTTGGATTCCAAATGGAATATCACCACTTAGTCAATTAGGCGACGATGGAGGCGAAGCGATCATAGCAGAACTAAACAAAAGAAGATTGAATGACTACGGAAATGCTGGAGGAGATAGAGCGTAAGGTTAGAGAGAAGTACCCGAAAGATGAAGATGAAAGAAGGGGATGCCAGACAGCAATAACGATAAGAAACCTGATGAGGAAAGAGTATAGGGAAAAGCTTATAAATGAGTTAAACCAACAACATAAATAATGAAGCCAATTGAATTTAAAGAGCAAAATGTTGTGTTCGCAAAAGATCAACCGGAGTATATGCCTTTACCAGCATTTAAAAACAATTCTCCACAAGGTGAAGTTGTTTCCTGCTGGAAATTATCATTCAAGGAAAGGTTGAAACTATTGTTTACAGGAAAACTATGGGTTTGTCTTTTATCATTCAATAAACCTTTAACGCCAAGCTATTTCACTACGAACAAAGAAGAGGTGTTAGCAAATAGTAATTAGGTGAACAAGGAAGCAAGGATAGCATATAGTGAGAAGCATGAGCGCAAACAAAAGCTCTTTGAACGTAAATACTTGAAGCTTGTATTCTATGCTCTTCATGCTGACCTGTTGCAATTCGCTAAGGTCGCAAAAGAGAAAGGGTTGGATGAAGCAAGAAGAGACCTTGACAGGCTTGTAGTGAATGATGAACTAATGCCTATCCTTCTTCAGATGTATTCTGAAGTTGGAGTATATCAGGCAAATAAAGTTCTAAGAGAAATTAATGCAAGCGCAAAACGTAATACAGTCATAAACAATAAGGCGGGGCAGATGTACTCACCACCTTCTGAACCCGCCTTTGAAACAAAAGCAGGATTCGGATTCAATGAAGAATGGATTAACGCAGTTATCAACTTCTTCAAAGAAACACTGTTAAAGCTTGTTTCAGGAATAACCGAAACCACAAGAAAGCAGATCATTGATATTCTTTCTGAGGGTGTAGAAAAAGGATGGGGAATTGATAAAATTATCAGTGAGCTGGAAGCTCCTGAATTAGTTCTCTGGAGAGCAAGAAACATAGTAAGAACAGAATTAGTTAAGGCTTACAGCAAAGGACACGAGTTAGGTAAAGAGAAAAGCAAATGGGAGACTGAGGACATCTGGATAAGTGCAAAGGATGAAAGAACAAGAAGATCGCATAGAGAAATGGACGGAGAAGTAATTGGTGAAGGTGGAAAGTTTAAAGTGCCTCTGTATAAAAAGATGGGAGGTGTAGATGTGCAAGTAGGATGGGATTTAATGACAGGGCCGGGAGATCCAAATGCACACATAGAAAACTTAGCACAATGCAGATGCACAAAAGTAACAAGAGCGAGAAGGGATGAAAGGGGAAGGTTAATACCAAAGGTTCAAAGATTAATGATTCAATAAATCTCAATATCCAATTGAAAAACTAAAAAGATAGAAGTGGAAAGAAAATCAATATCACTTGAATTAAAAGACTTAGACAGCAGCAAACGCACAGCCGTAATTGCTCATGCCGTCTACAACAATATAGACCGTACAGGTGATATATCCTGTAAAGGAATGTTTGATAAAACGTGGAAAGAGAATAAGAATATAGACTTCTTATTCAACCATGCTGACGGTGAAGTTGTAGGTAGTGTGTTACGAACATTTGACGATGAAGAAAAGGCATATACGGAAGTAAAATTCGGTAACTGGACACTTGGCAATGATGTTCTTGAAATGGCCGACATGGGAGTGCTGAAAGGTGCAAGCTTCGGTTATGTAACAGAGAAAAAGGATTTCACTACCATCAAAGGAAAAAAGATCAGAAAGCTATTAGAAGTAAAACACGCAGAAACATCTTTGCTTACTAAACTGCCTGCAAATCCGTTAGCCGGTATTGTTAAGTTAAATAAAGCATTTGATAGTATTTCTGAGTTTAAGGCGCTATCACAATCTGAGCAGGCAGTATTGAAATCTATTCTTTCTGCCGATCAATCAGCATTGGAGCAATTACTTCAATTATGGATTCAATTAGAACCTTCTTCTGATTTATATACAGCTCTTTCTTACGCATTAAACAGAAGGATTGATATAATCAATGATGTAAGGTGGCAATTAAAATATAATGCTTCGGAATTGAAATCTATAGAAGATCACATCAGTAAAATGGAAAACTTCTGTAGAAATTCTAAAGCATCTGACGAAAGTATCATTTCGATTGAAAACGAAATAAAAGAAGCAAAACAAATCCTCTCAAACTATGATACCGTAGACACTCAGCCGATCACCGAGCCGTCTACCAGCAAAAATGAGAATGATGGTTTGTTGTATAAACAACTATTAATTCTTAAAACACAAATTCATTCCTAACAATGGAAAACAAAGAGTTAGAGGTACTACAGGAAATATCCAAAGACCTTAAAGAAAACAAAGAACTCCAAAAGAAGGAGATCGAGAAATTACAAGCAGAAGCAAAAGAACTTTCTGCTAAATACGAAGCAGAAGTAAAGGCACTTAATGAAGAACTGAAAGCTAAAGGCGCAACGATTGGCGAAATCCAAGCAGAAGTTAAAGAACTGAAAGCTAAAGGTGGCCGCATTCGTTCAGGTGAGCAACAGTTCAAGACAATTGGTTCATTAGTTTCTGATGCAATTGAAGAGCATAAGGACGCATTTGCTTCAATACAAGAGGGAAAGCAATTCAATCAAATTAAGATTGAGACTAAAGCAGTAGCATCAATCACAAGCGCTAACCTCTCTGGTACAGGCAACAACTATCTTCAATACTTACCCTGGCAACCGGGTATGGAGCCAACTGGACAAACACGCTTCCGTGACATCTTCCCTACATATCAATCAGAAGTTGATTTTGTAAGGTATCCAAGAGCTAACAATCCAGTAGGTGAAGGTTCATTTGGCCGTCAGGCTTCAGAAAGTGCAGCTAAAGCACAAGTGGATCGTGATTATACAATGGTTGATTTGACCTTAAAAGCAATGGCTGGTTTTGCCGTCGTTTCCCGTCAATCACTAAGGAATATCGCCTTCCTTCAAAGCTGGCTGCCTACTTCAATGATGGAGCAATTGTTGGATTCTGAAGATACCGACTTTGCCAACACCCTTGTTGGTGCTGCTACAGGTAGCTCAACTACTGCCGGTGTCACTATCGCAGTAGACAGGATTGTTCACTTCATTAAGAATCTGCGTAAAGCTAAACACAGCGCAAACGCTATTTGTATTGATCCTGATGTGTGGGCAAATATTTTGACCTATCGTTCAGATCAAATACATGATAACAAAGAAATCATTACAGTTGACGCAAACGGCAACGTAAGAATCTTAGGTCGCCCTGTGTATGATGTAAACTGGTTGACTGGTGGCCGTGTATTGGTTGGCGATACTCGTAAAGCAGGTATTGTTCAATCAGAAGGCTTAACGCTTCGCCAGTCTGATAGTCACGCTTCAATCTTTACATCTAATGAGACAGCGTTCTTGTTAGAGCGTACAGAAGGTTTGGCAATCTTCAGAACAGAAGCATTTATTACAGCAGTGCTGTAATAAAGATAACGGGGAGTAGGGTTGTTGTTCTACATGTGCAATCAGCCCGAAACCCCTTCTTAAAACCAACAAAACATGAAGAACAAACAGATTGCAAATGTGGAGTAAGTTCTTTGAAATTGCTAAGGTAATTAACCTTAGCGAACGTACAGACCGAAAACAGGAATACGAACGGGAGTTCGCACGAATTGGTATTAATGCAGAACGCTTCGAGGCATACACCGGCGACAACAGGCACTTAGCATTTA